ATTAGGAATGCCGTCGCCACGATCTCCCTTGAGAATATGTTCCTTGACAAACTTGTGAGGATTATCAGTCTTCACAAATCGCTTCATAATCGGGCTATACTGGATTACATTCGCATACTTCTGGAGTTGGACAAAGTCCTTGTCCGAAGAGAGAATAAGAACTTCCTCATGCGGTGCCTTACGCGCGGCCAAGACTCCGATGATATCGTCAGCCTCAGCGCCTTCAACTTCAATGACCTTGTACGGGAAGTTTTCTTTCAACTCTTCACGGATCTTGCCGAGAGTATCGAAAATGAGATTCCAATCAAAGCCAGATTCGTCTCTGGCCTTTCTGCGATTAGACTTATAGAACGGGAAATAGTCTCTACGCCAAGACCGCTTGCTATCACATGCGACAATGACCTCGCCATACTTCTGCTTAAACTGCTTCACATAGGAGCGAAGGCTGTTTAGAACCATATGACGGATTAGGTTTTCATCCAACTTTACCTTTGGATTGGAATTAATCTGCTGCATTAGATTAGAGATTAATACCTGGTTTAGGTCAATCAAGATTGCCATAATATTCCTCAGTTATGCTATGTATTATATAGCAATCATTCTTTAAAGTCAAACGGTTTATCATCCGAGATATATGTATCGATTTCGGAAATAATAATCTCTTCCATTTCTTCTGGGCTTTCGATTATCATGTTTCCATTTTCGTCTTTCTTAAGGATCGAAACGCTGGTATCTATGAAGTTGTGTAGGTGATGGTTTATTGATAGGGTTCTGTAGATCAGGGCACGGAAAGCTTCCATTGCGAAAGAAAAGTCTTTGTCGAAATGTTTGGAGTCTTGGTCTAGTCCATAACTATCAAGAGCACCCAATAGATTTTCGGCCAGATCAACTATGATTTCTTCGGCATAGTTTTGCTTGCCTTTTTCTTTTGCTCTTTCCACTTCATCATTATTAATAGGTATTTCTCTTACGATCTTATGTTCTGGGAACTTGAATACATTCGTCATTTGATAATCCTTAGAAGCACTACCTCATTATTTATACGACCAGTTGCTTCCTTGGACTTGCATTTGATATCTTCCATAAACTTTCGCAGAACAATCTTACCACCCTGCATCAACTTGTTCAGTTGTTCAGTCGGCTTCCGCAGTTTCTTAACAATGGATGTCTTTTCGTCATAGCCTACAATAGAGCTACCTTTGACAGACAGACCAGCAGGACCCATAGCATTATAGACGCCAAGGGTTCGATACTTAGTATTGAAGATCCAGAGTTGATTGCATCCGATGATCTGCTTCGGATCGATTGAGTCCAACTTGAGTGTGTCATCTTTTACCTTATACTTGAGTTTAGATACGAGAGCCGATGCGGGCTTCTCTTTCTTCTTGCGCGGCTTACGAATTGCTTTAACAATCGTTGCGCGAGTTTCAGCAGCCGAGATGATAGACCTAACAAATTCCATGTAAGCCTTCAACTTCGGTTTCTTCCAGGAAGAATAAGCCTCCTTAAGCTGATCGTCCTTGCCGTTGAGAGCGTCAAAGATTTCAGCATAAAGAGGCTTGTAGTGATCCGCGATCTTTTGAGCGATCATCGGCTTAACATCTTGTTGAGCCAGCCAATCGACCGGCTTGAACATAGTACCATCGCGGTAGAAGTTGTCCAAGTGACCTTCGATATCGGCAATCAAATCATTAGCGCGATTAGTCACGCGCTCCTGAATAGAGATTACTTGCTTGACTTCTTTTTCGGTGCTGCCTTCTTCTTTGCTGGCGCCTTCGCTGCTACTGGAGCTGGAGTCGGTGCTGGCTCTGGCTGCGGCGTCGGCAAGGGCTTTGATTCGGGCAAGATTTCTGTCTTGGAGTTCTTGCGGGAGCGCGCCACCGATAAGTAGAATACGACAAGTCCAACCGCTAGTACGGCAATGAATAGAATCAATTCTGTTGGCATTTTTGATTAGTTCCTTTTCTGTTTTATAAAATTCCTTCAAGTATTCAACGATCCAAGCCTTAGCCTGATCAGCATCATAAAAATAGTTGTACCAGTTATAAGCATTTATGACTTGAGCATTTGTAACATCACCGCGAAGATCGGGTTCAGTGCCGAGATACTTTTCATCGGCAAACTTACCGCGAATTGCCTTTTGCTTCTTTGCCATAACTTTCCTTTAACTTGTTAAAATCCCAATCCTTGAAATCGGAAATGACGCATATCCCGTCTTCAAGATAGTCATAATCATACGACAAAACGGCCGCAAAGTCAAGTGCTTCCTCTAAATTGGAAAACAATTTCGCATCATGGAAATAACTGTATATCACATCAGGGTCGCCTTGCCACTGATATGACTCATCGGAAAAGTTCCCATAAATGTTGTCAATAGCCATGAGATACGCAACTCGGTATTCTGGGCCAGCAGTTGTTAAAATATAAATTCCGTTATCGGCACTCACTATCAAATCTCTTTTCTTGTATTGTTTTCTCTTTCCAATGTTTTCGAGGATTGCCGCACATATGGCAAGAGCAGGGATGGCGCGTCTCAGCCATTTGGCGTATGTGCTTCTGTCTCAGTGTTTCGTCGCCATTGTAAAACTCTGGTTGTACGAAACGAAACTTCTTGACCTTATCAATCATACGCTCATGGTGATGACGGCGATCAGCCCTGCTCTTTTTACCCATGTGTTACTTCCTCTTATTGCGCGCCTTTCGCTTGGCACTACCAATCTTACGGCGGCCCTTACGCGGGCGGTTCTTATGTGGATGTGGCATTATACTCTATTCACTCCTATATAGTTAACATTTATGATTGAGTCGATACGGAATGACCGCCAACCCTGCTTATCAAGATCCCAGACGGCCAAAACCTCGTCTGTCTGGACTCGCGGCACATGAGCGGCCTGTTCCTCAGAAATGACATGAGGAAGATGATCTGTCATTAGCGTACAATTCATCTTTCGGACTGAACCATCAACCTTATTGAAAGTGATTTCAGCAACATGTCTGGAAAGATGTTCCTTGAGTTCGGCCTTATTCAACATTGCCATACACCCTCTGGAGTTCCATGAACTCGGTGTAATCATTATGTGTGAGATAATAACGCAGCAGCGACTTCATAGCATCTCGCATTTCAACATTATTGGAAAGGTCTTCCATTTGATGGCGTTCCAACTTATCGCGCTTGTGAATAAGCTCGGCAACTTCCTTAGAGATAAACTCAAAGTCTTCCTTTAGAACCTGAGCAACAAGACTACCTGCCTGTTCGTGGTTCAAAGCAACATGGTTCTGTAAAGTCACATTATACATCGTCTTTTTCCTCTGTTTCAAACTCTTCAAGATAGTCTAGCATATACTGTAGGTATTGTCTAGTCTTTTTTACACCGTGTCTTCCATTATAATGAGCAATGGCTTCTTCGATGAAAATCAATGCACGGCGATCCAAAAACTTATCAGTTGCATCGCCAACTTTTTTATTTAACTCATTAGGCATGACCCATTCCATGATTATCACACCATTCTACTAAATCTTCATAACCGCCGATACGCCTGTTGTTAATGAAGATTTGCGGAACAGTTAGCGGCAGATGATCACCAATAAGTTCCCGAAGTTCATCCCGTGTATAGTCCACTTCAACAATAAACTCATCATAATTCAAATGGAGTTTATTCATTAGTTCTTTAGCCTTCACACACCAAGGGCAGTTGGGCTTTGAGTAGATCACGATCTTCATTTATATCTCCACAATCAACGGTTGATAGTCTTGAAACCATACATTCTCATTCGGGTATCCACGCGGGTGACAAATCACGCGAGTCGGGCCAATCATATAATCACACTGCTTATGAGTATGACCATGAACGATCAACTTCGGCGGCTTCTTCATTTCTAGAATCTTCGGTGCCAGTTCCGTAGCAAAGAAGTCATTGCCGCCTGAATTGCGATAATCCTCATGCACCGATTGGAATGATGGTAAGTGGTGAATGACCCATATATCAGCACCAGAGTTAAATAGATAGTGCTTGTGAGTTTCGTGAGCCTTCATATATCGGTCATAGTTCATGCCCTTGATATAACGATTGTCCATCATATACTCTTTAAAATCCCACCAGCGAACAGGAGAGATATCAGTCCAAAGAGTGGCACCAGCGATCTTAATGCCTTCAATATCAAATGATTCTGGAAAATCTAAATCAGCATCCCGAAACGAGTTGCCATAATAGTCGTGATTGCCTTTAATGAAAAAGATTTTATCCTTAAACTGAAAATGAAAAGCATCCCGAAGTTGAACATCAGGATGCGTGTCGCCAGCATTAAGATAAAATACATCAGGATCGACCGTGAGTTCCCACGGCGCAAACTCTAAATGTAAATCTGAAAAAATACCGAATTTCACTACGCATGTCCTCCAAACTGACCGTTGCCAGGATAAGCCAGCACGGCATCCATTATGTAGTTTTGTACTTCACGGCCGCTTTCATTTAAACGCCAGTGATTGCCACGACCGAGCACCTCGACCAGTTGACGCGCATCATACTCTTCAGGATCCCACTGATTCTCAAGCCCGTAGCAAGAGCAGTGGGAACCATACGCCCAGTAATAGCGATCACCGTTGCGATAGATCACATTGGCGTAACCTTCGTAATACGGAGTATCGTACTCGGCATATATTACATCATCAGGCTCAGGCAAATCCATATCAAACTCACGTTGAACGTCAGCCCAAGATCCAAACTGTCCATCATAAACTTCCATCACTTCTTTACCCTTCGTAGTTTTTGTCCGCCATCAGCACAGTCAACATATTTCCATTTGCCGTGCTTTTCATTGTAAGCGATTCGCCTCTGTTCATCTTCAAGCGGAATATACTTTATATGATCGTCAGTGAGTGGAACACTATTGCCATAGAAAAGTTTGGCTTCTGTAATCTGATTCGTCCAGCCATAACCATTGCTACAATACTCACCAGTTTTCATATTCCTTATAACAAGACGCATCATATTTCCACATTCTATAAGTTACAAGTTTACTAAATAGGTAGACAGTTTATCACAAGGAGTATAGTATGTCAAGAGCGGAATACATGGCGGAATACAGAGCAAGAAAAGCATCTGGAAACTTTCAAGATAAGAGAATGACCAAACATCTTTTGAATGATGTTCATTGCCTCCACTGTAACAAAAACCTTGGAAAACCTAAGAGGGAAAACAGTCCTCAAAAGTTTTGTGATAATGTTTGCCAAATTGACTGGCAACGCAATCACGCTATTGAGAATGGTATTGCCGGACACGGTTCAACCAAAACATTCCTGAAGAAAAAGTATGACAATAAATGTCAAGAATGTAACACTGGTGACTGGCAAGGTAAACCACTAAATCTTCATCTTCATCACATAGACGGTAACGCCTATAACAATGAACTATCTAATGTGATGCTACTTTGTCCCAACTGTCATTCACAAACCGAAAACTACGGCGTGTATAACAAAGGAAATGGTCGCAGCACACGAGCAAAGAAGTCTACACCTTTTTACCCAAAGTATTCGGATCAGTTCCTTCCGTTAGATATTGAACAGGCCCCTTAGAGTAGATAGGCGCCAGGCGCTTCTTCTTTTCTTCAATAGCCTTAACAGTAGCAGCAGATTCCTCGCGGTCGCGCTTCCACTTGTAGTCTTCAACCGAACGCTTGAAGCCATTGCCAACCGAGTTAGAAAGCGGCGGCAGATTACTTACAGGGCGTTCAGGAATATTCAGCATACGTTCCTTTCGCGGACGATCCTTAAGAATGCCAGCAAAGTATGCCTTACGCTCTTCACGGAGACGCAAGGTTTTCTTAGACGGCTTCTTGCGGCCTGAAGAAGTCTTAGTATATAGTAGTGCCATTAGTAAACCTTTACAGTGAGGGCACCATGAACCTTTGCTTCAAGCAACAGGTTTGAAACGTCATCAGCCGAAAGAACCTTACCGACAGCAGGCTCAATACGATTTTCAAGAGTAGACACCACAAAAGAACTATTGCGGGTCTTGAGAACAATCTTTTCCTTCAACTTAACCATAATCTTCCATCATCTCCTGATAAGAACCGGGCACGAATAGCACGGCTTCATTGCTTCCGTAGAACAAAAAGTATCTATGGTAGGGAGTATATATGGTAACCCATTCCATGTCAACAGCGTTTGGCTGTAACTCCCAAAAATATGAAACCATCACTCAATCCAACCTTCCGAATACTCTTCCTTTTGTGTGCTGTAATACGTATGAAGACCTTCCAGATAGGAATTGATATCTTCAATCGGTATCTCCATGATATCACGCTTCTCGGCCACAGTCAAGAGATACTCCCGCATCAACTGAGGAATTTCATTATAGGTAATATAGGGCTTACGCATACTTCACCTTGTGCTTTTCCTTCCGAGTGTAGACCTTAGGATCCTTAGCCACTTGTGGACGAAACTTAGGCGTCCACAAGGCCTTCGCCACATGATTACGCGGCTTGCTCTTCATCTTCCTCTTCCAGTTCATAGTGAGAAGCAAGGTCTTCCCAGTCAACCTGGCGCATTGCGGCATTCATAATGTCCGCAGCGAAACCATGATCCGGAAGCTGACCTTGGTCTTCAAGCATGGAAGTCACAAAGTCTTCCAGAGCCTGGGCCGAGGTGTCTTCACCCTCATTCTGCATGTCGGCAAAAACATCACCGAACCACATGTTGACGAGCCAAGTTTCGTAGTTAGTCCAACCGTTATATTCGCGGCGTTCCATATTAGTTGTTCTCCATAAGGATTCGCTTGATTTGTTCAGTAGACTTTCCCGCGATACGCGCGAGAGTTGCGATAGTCATATTCGGATTGGTGTCGAACATATCGCGGATTTCAGTGTTAGACATTTGTGTCCTCAGTGATAAACAGAAAGATGAAGAATAGTAGAAGAAGGTATGCCCAGAAGAGCATTACATGCTCCAGTAAGTTTCGCTCGACGGCGAGCAGTAGTAGGGGACATTGATACGCTCATAAAAGGTCTTCCCGCTCATGAGGTTGGTACGCTCTACAATCGCTTCAATCTCATCATGGAAGTAGCTGTAGTCCGCAACGGCAATCTGTTCAGCGGTATACTTCCCAGACTTGATCAATCGCGTCATGTGAGACTTAGCAGCAGACATGGTCGGAAAAATCGGGTCATTGTACTTAGCCTTTTTCCCAGCGTAGCGGGTGGTGGCAGTCTCGAAAACTACGTAGCTCATGGTATCCTCATTCATTGTCATATACTATAGATAAGATCGGCAAGTCGGTTTTTCAAGGGCAGTTTACGCATATCTGCTATGCACCGGACGCATGGGTCCAATAAAGAAGCGATACAACTTGCGATAGAGGGAGTGGGTCATCATCATATACTATAGATGGGGTTGGCAACCCGGAATTTCAACGTCTAAAAACGAATACCAGCCATACGCTGGACGCATAGCTGGTTTTGGTAGTGGATACAACTTTTAGTAGTTTATTACTTTTTTCTCATGTTTAAGAATGTTCTCACAAAGCTGTCATTAATTTCATATCCGCTCTTTTTCATCATATGATACTCTTTTGCGTATTCTGTTCGGAACATTCTGGTCAGGCCAGTTTCTCCTGTATCTTTAAAGCCGTTCATAGCATCGATTACTGCTCTTCCCCATGCGATCATGGTAGGGACTCCTTTCAAGTCTGTGTGATTGTCTACTAATATATAGTGTTTCGCAACTGCGAAATCAATGCGACATTATGACTTAATGTGAGAGCGGTGAACTTTTACCATAATCCATTCATTATAGTATTCATCTGGCTTTTCCAATACCTCATGTTCCATCTGGTACTTGGCTTCCCAGTAAGAGGCTGTGCCGCGTGTCTTACAGAGTTTTAGGATTTCTCGTCGGAATCTATCTTGTCCCAGTTTCTCAACATCTCCAAGCAAGACGATGTTAGATCCAAAATAAGATTTCCACCCGCTGTCTTTTTCGACTTTTTTTCTTCGCGTTTTGCCTTTGACTTTTTTTCTTTGGATCGACTTGAAGATTTTTTTCCCAATATATTTCTTTCCTGTTTCGAGATTGGTGATGATATAAACGAATGAAGCGTGACCTTCAATCTCATCATCACCAATTTCCTTGTTGTTATAAATCCACATACAAAACTCCCTTTCGAGAGTATGTATGTTACCTCTCAGAGTAGTCGATGGGTCCACTTGGACCGTTAGTACCAGGAGCACTTGATCCATAAAGAGAATTCTTTCCTATCACACCCTTCGGCTCATAAGAACTAACTGTATAGAATGTAGGACAGTTAACACTGCTACAAACATATCCCATCATACCGCTGATTGTAATGCCACACTTCGGACACTTATCTTTCAACATACTTAAAGGTTCATAAGGTTGAGTATGTGGAACAGGATTAAGATTTTGATGCCTCTTACCCTCTTCTAAACCAATTTTGAAACCTTCTTTGAAGCCTTCTGTCCAATCATTATTCATCATAAACTCCTGTATATCCAACACCCTTATGCTTCTTTCTCGCATACTGGTCAGGACTGTAAGTCACACCAGTATATCCTATTCCACTGTGATAGTATGAACCGTAGTCATCTTCCATATAAGGAGTGAAGAACAATCTAAACAACTTAATCATCATCTTTTTCTAGTTCCACTTCTTCGTCATCAAAACACTCTTCTCCACAAAAAGAACAGAACCTTGGTTGGCCCTGCGTAGCCTCATAATCATAAAGCACTTTGTATTCCGACTCACAGAAGTTACACTTTATCTTTTCTACTTCTTTAGTCATTTTTCTTTCCTTAGATTTCACAACCACCTGCGACACACGCTAATTCCTGTGAACCAGTTGTTGTATCTTGCTTCTCATATGTAGCTAACTTTGTCCAGTCAACTTCCTTAGGCATCTTAGCAGCAAGAGCATCGTATTCTTCCTTGGTGCAATCCTGATATGGAGCCTGCTTGTATACATGGTCTGAGAATGGCAAGAATGATACGCCAGACATTTCATCAAAGTGATTGTAAACCCAAGCACCAACTTCTGGCCATTCTTCTTCCTTGACTGAAACGGTAACAGAAGGCTTATGCTCACACCAATGACGCTGATATGTAAGCCACAGTTCAAGTTGTTGAATAGCAGTTAGATCCTTACGGAACACAGCATTACTAGGAGACTTCTGCGGGAATGAGAAGACATATGTATGCTGAGGCTTTGTTACATCGTCTTCAACAGGGAACCCCATGTCCTTCATCATTAGTGCTAGTGGGTCTTTCTTGTCGGCTCGTACAGTGCGAATATAATAGGGACTGTGACGAGCATGAATACCAGAAGCGGAGTCAACCAACTGCGAAACAGTGCCGCTAGGCTTGACGCAAGTAATAGCAGCAGATACAGGAATACCAAGCTTAGCTGCCCATAGCTTATTAGTCTTAACTGCTTCATCGCGGAGACCCTCCAACATTGTTTCAAGTGCGCCATCAAGTATTACTTTAGCCCCAGTACCGTTCGTGTACTCATTGTCCATAATGCCCGTCAATGATACGCCAAGCAACCGCTCTTCGGCACAGTTCTCAGCCCACTTCTTGCTCAGGTATTTGAAGTTGGTAAGTGTGGATTGGAATGTACCAAGTATAGTTGCGAGTTTGACCTTACGCTTGAGAGTTTCTGGGGTGTCATCTCCTCTAACGACAACCTCTGTGAGATTACAGAATTCTCTGGAACGTAGAATGATTTCACTACATGGATTGGTGCCGAAATCGTGGTCAGAATCTCTTCGTCCAAACTTTTCGGCCTGCTTCTTAGACGCCGCTCTACTGAATATGCCGCGTTCTCCAGAGCGTGACTCATATAGGGAAAGCCACTCACGCATGAAGATGCCCACATCAGGCTTCTCTTTAGCAACGAAAGAATTATTCGCCAGAGCGCGTTGAACATTCTCTTTCCACCAATCACCAGACTTAGCAACGCGCATCCGATCATCAGACAGATCCGAAAGAGAAATAAGAGCAGAGCGTCGAACACCACCAACGACCACGATTTCAGCAATCTTACAAACAATGTCATGTGCCTCCAATGTATTCAAACGGCGGCCAGCAGCCTTCTTGAATGTTGCTACGCAAAACTTAAACAAGTCTTCAAGCGGTGCTGGGCCAGAAGCACGACCACCAAATGTCTTGAGCGGCGCGCCAGCAGGACGAACCTTAGAAAGATCCCAACGAGGAACCTGACCAACATAAAGAAGATGAATAAGTTCCTTGAGAGACTTTGCCCAACCAAGCTTTGAGTCGGCCACTACGATGTTTGTTTCAGTGTCGTGAAATGAATCCGATACGATAGGCAGTTGATCAACAAACTTTGATTCAACAGAGAAACCAACACCAGTACCATTCATAAGAACATAAAGAATTTCATCGAATGAGCGAGGATTATCTACAGCAACATAAGAGCAATTGTAACCAGCAACATTCTCACGCTTGAGTGCTTCACCTGCAGTCATTAGACAACGCATAGATGGCATGATTTCAAGGTTCAATACAGCATCTTCAAGTTGCTTACGCTCTTCCTTGGTAACAATGTAACCAGTATTTTCCTTGATATGTTCATCGAAGAAGTTGAAATAACGAGCAACTGTTTCATCCCAGTTCTCTCTACGATTTTCTTCCCACAACCACTTAGCATAGCGGCTCTTATAAATGAATTCTTGATATAGTGTTGGTAGCATATTACTGCCTGACATGCGTGTAGTCTCCTAAATTTTTATTGATTGTTTTCTAATATATTCTTAAGTGAGGGGAATTGCTCAGTAATGATATTCCAACACTGGGTAGCTAATTCTCTATGTTCCTTCTGCGTTCCGTTGGCCATACGAAGTTCACAGTAGTGGATCCATGAACGGAGTGATCCTGACATATACATGCGTGACATAGTGAGACCTTCAGGCAAAACAGCG